TTAATTTAGATCTTGATGGTAGCAGCAACACTATGAACATAACCCAGGCATCTACATTAGCGCGTGATTGGTTACAAATTATTGCAAACACAAGCAATTCTAATATCTGTATTATTCAAAATGATGGTGGTCTCTCCACTTCATGCTGATACGATAGGAGATATTACAGAACTAACAGGTTACGGTAGAGTTTATCGCGATGAGCCGTATGATGCGACTTTAGACTTTGATATAAATTCTTTAGATAATGTGCAAACTAGCGCAGGTCGAATAGCTATAACCTTTCTTGATGAATCAACTGTTCGGCTTACAGAACACAGTGAGCTACTTATAACTGATTACGTCTACAATAGTAACCCAGATAAATCAAAAATGGCTCTACAGTTTGCTAGCGGTACTATTAGGTTTATTAGTGGTAACGCAAACAAACTTAATAAAAAAAATATTACTCTCTCTACACCTAGCTCACAAATTTTTGTGCAAGGCACAGATTTTGTTTGCACGATTGATATTACTGGCAAAGCACTCATAATTTTATTACCAAATGAGTTTGGTGACGCAAGTGGTGAAATTGTAGTGCAGACAGCGATGGGACAACAAGTTCTTAATAAACCCTTTCAAGCTACAACTACATCTGCTTTTGATGTGGCTCCTACAAAGCCTGTTACGTTAGACATAAATTTAGATTTTATAGATAACATGCTTATTGTTTCACCGCCAAAGGAACAATTTGTTGAAAATGAACAAACGCAATCAGAACAAAATGACTATTTAGAATTTGCAGATTTGGATATAGACTTTTTATCAGAAGAAGATATGTTGGAAGATGATGAAAATATAGACTTTACTGAGTTAGATATAGACTTGTTAAACGTTAATTTTTTAGAAGATTTATTAGAAGTGATTGAAGAACTTGATGTAACCGAAGAAGAAAATTTAAGTGATTTTTCTAAAGGTATACAATTAGTTGGCACAAAAGTAGGACAGGACACTGAAACACAAATTACTACAATTATACAAGGCAACCAAATTAAATTTATGAGATTGGTAAATCAAAAGGCACAAATTTTAGTAAATGGAGATCAAGCATATAACCTTGTAATAACTCAAGACGGCGTATCGAAAGTGATACAAGTAAACGGCACGGCTAACTCAACAATTAATATTACGCAAAGCTCTGGATGAAAAAAGTAATATTCACAGCGTTTATATTATTAGCTTTGCCACTGTTGTTTCAATTATATCCTCTACAAATTTTAAAATTACAAACATTTGACACTTTTGTAAAAAAACATGAGCCTAGTGGTAATTTTGTGATTTTAAATATTACGCAGGAAGATATACAAAAATCTGGTGGTTGGCCCTTCCCTAGACAAGAATTAGCACAAATACACATCGATATTTTAAATGCAGGTGCTATAGGAGTTGGGTGGGTTATCTCATTGCCAAATCCCGATCGTTTCGGTGGCGATGAAAGTTTTTTAACAGCATTAAATTATAGTCCAAGCATTTTAGCTATGTTTGAATACAATAATAATGTATATCCACCAACAACAGGCACAGTTTTACTTGGTGAAAATATCAATGGTATTATGGCCAAGGGAGTTGTTCAGAACGATCAACTATTCACAAATGTACCTCAAGGATTGTCTACTGCTCCCACCGAAATAGATAATTTAGTTAGGCGTATGCCTTTGCTTATGCAAACACCAGACGGCTTTGTTGCATCTTTTGGCACAGAGGTTTTAAAAGTATTAGCTGGTGCAAAAACTTATATTATAAAAGGCGATGATAATGGTATGCGTCAAATTACGGTGCAAGGCTTACCACCAGTAAATGTAGATAATCTCGGACGTAAATGGATCTCTTGGGTCAACACACCACAAACCAACCTAAATGATCTAGAAGTATATGGAAAGTTTGTTTTTGTATCCGTAAATGCACCAGGCGTATTTCCTACCGTTGCAACACCCGTTGGGTTACTTTCTCCACATGAAGTACAAGCAGCTCTTGCAGAATCCATACTTATACAAGATTCACCATATATACCCGATTGGGCGATAGCAGCTGAACTACTTATTTTTACAATATGTTTGATAGCAGTTTCTATAATTTTTGGTTATTTAGGCATGACACAATCATTAATATTTGGTGGATTATTTATGGCTGCGACCTTTATAAGCGGTGTTTATATTATAAAGGCTGGTTATCTTGTAGATTTTTCATGGACTTTTGTATCTGAGTTTGTTCAAGGCAGTGCCATTTTTTATATTCGGTTTAGACAGCAATATAAACTGAGACAACAAATTAAAAAACAGTTTGAACATTATTTAGATCCACGCCAAGTAAAACAATTACAAGATAAGCCAGATTTGTTAAAACTTGGTGGCGAGAAAAAATATTGCACATTTTTATTTACAGATGTCAGAGGTTTTACTAACCTTTCTGAAAAATTACCACCAGAACAAGTTACAGATATTATGAACAAAGTTTTGACAGCACAAGTAACTTGCATACAAGCACATGGAGGCATGGTTGATAAATTCATAGGCGATGCTTGTATGGCTATATTTAATGCACCGTTAGAGATAGATCAACATGAAAAAAGAGCCGTGGCTTGTGCACAAGATATGCGGACAGCTATACGACAATTACAAAAAACTTTACCAGAACCAGTTGCTATTGGTATTGGTGTTAATACTGGTCAGGCAGTAATTGGAAATATGGGCAGCGATACTAGGTTTGATTATTCTGCTATTGGCGATGCTGTAAACACAGCTGCAAGATTAGAGTCAGCAACTAAAGAGGTGGGCGTTGATATACTTATAGGTGAAGAAACTGCAAAAAATTGTAAAATTGTATTAAAATTACTAAAACCTATAAAAGTAAAAGGTAAAGAAAAGAAACTTACAATATATACAGTGGAGTAATTTTTATGAAAGGTTTATTTAAAAATATTATTGGTGCGGTTGCGCCCACACTTGGCACTGCTATTGGTGGACCTATGGGTGGCATGGCAGCAAATATGATTGCAGATGTATTAGGCGTGCCTAACGATCAAAAATCAATAGAGACAGCAATACAAAATGCTACACCAGAACAAATGCTTGAATTAAAAAAAGCAGAACAGGCTTTTGAAGTGCAAATGAAAGAACTAGATGTTGATGTTTTTGAGTTAGAAACTTTAGATAAACAACAAGCAAGAACCATATTTAGTAAAGATTGGACAGCAAGAATAATTGGTGTTGCAACAATAGCAGGTTTTTTAGGTTATATATTTTTAGTTACACTACAACCACCAGAGCAAAATAGTGAAGCACTTATTAATTTAGTTTTAGGCTATCTTGGTGGGTTAGCTAGTGCAATCATATCTTTTTATTTTGGAGCCTCCCATAAAGGAGACGAATAATGGCTAAATCACCAGATGCGTTTGTTTACAAATGCAAACTTAAAAAAGTTATAGACGGCGATACAGTCCGTTTGGAAACAATAGATTTAGGATTTTCGGTGCAACTACACAATAAATCCGTACGAATTAATGCGATCGATACTCCAGAATCACGCATAAATATTAAAAAATATCCAGAGCGGACAAAAGAAAAAGAACTAGGATTACTTGCTAAACAGAAGTTAAAAGATTGGTTGGTTGGCGATATAACATTAAAATCGTACGGCACTGATAAATATGGCAGAGTTTTAGGTGATATTTTTTGTGAGAAAGGAAATGTGGCGGAATTGCTTAAAAAAGAGAATTTGGCAGTCGATTACTTCGGCGGAACAAAAACCAAAATTTGGGGAGAATAAGATGAAGATATCACAAGAGGGCATTGCTCTCATTAAAAAATTTGAGGGTTGTGAACTTAAAGCATATATGTGCGCTGCAGATGTTTTAACTATTGGTTACGGACACACTGCAACTGTGCATGAAAACATGCAAATAACTCAAGAGGTAGCAGATGAACTTCTTTTGCGTGATTTAGAAATATACGAAAAAGCAGTAAATGAAAATGTAAAAGTGCCACTAGATGAAAACCAATTCTCGTCTTTAGTTTCATGGACTTTTAATTTAGGTGAAACAAACTTAAAAAATTCAACTTTGTTAAAAGTTCTGAATGAAAACAAACATGATGAAGTGCCTGCACAAATTCGTCGTTGGAATAAAGCTGGCGGACGTGTGTTAGAAGGATTAGTAAGACGAAGAGAGGCTGAGGCTTTACTATTCGAGGGTAAGGAATGGCACGAAGTATAGTGTTGTGTAATACTACGACTAGGCGTTTTACGCTTAGAGCTGGGTTACATAATATATCGTCGCTACCTTGTTTCTCAGCTCGCTTATGAGTGAAATTTCTTTCAAAGATTTTGATATTTTATCTGAACAAGACAAAGCTGAGGCTGTAGCTTTACTGCAAAGATACGATCAGCTTGAAAAACAAGATGGTTGCCAAAAAGACTTCATGGGATTCATAAAACACATGTGGCCAGACTTTATTGAAGGCAGACATCATAAAATTATTGCAAATAAATTTAATAAAATAGCAGACGGTAAATTAAAAAGATTAATTGTATGCTTACCTCCAAGACACTCAAAGTCTGAGTTTGCATCAACCTTTTTTCCTGCATGGATGATGGGTAGAAGAGGCAATCTTAAAATAATACAAACCACACACACTGCTGAATTAGCTGTTAGGTTTGGTCGTAAAGTAAGAAATATTATAGATAGTGAAGAATATCAACATATATTTCCAGATTTAAAACTGCAAGCAGATAACAAATCAGCTGGTCGTTGGACAAGTAATCAAGAGGGTGAGTTCTTTGCTGCTGGTGTGGGTGGTGCTATAACAGGTCGTGGTGCTGATTTATTAATAATTGATGATCCACACTCAGAACAAGATGCCTTATCACCAAAGGCTTTAGAATCTGCTTATGAGTGGTACACATCTGGACCAAGACAGCGTTTACAACCAGGCGGGATTATTGTGATAGTAATGACTAGGTGGAGCACCAAAGATCTTGTCGGTAAAGTTTTAAATAAACAAGGTGATGAAAACGCAGATCAGTGGGAGGTGATTGAGTTTCCAGCAATTATGCCAGATAGTGACAAGCCTTTATGGCCTGAGTTTTGGAAAAAAGATGAATTGCTTGGTGTAAAAGCATCTTTGCCTATTTCAAAGTGGAATAGCCAGTGGATGCAAAACCCTACCGCAGAAGAGGGATCTATTGTTAAACGAGAGTGGTGGAACAGGTGGGAAGATGAAGATGTACCAGCCTATAGTTATGTAATACAAAGCTACGATACTGCTTTTTCAAAAAAAGAAACAGCTGACTATTCTGCAATTACCACTTGGGCGATATTTAACAGAGGTGATGAAAACACAGATGAAATAATACTTTTAGATGCAAAAAGAGTCAGATTTGATTTTCCAGAACTTAAAAAGTTAGCTTTAGAAGAATATAGATATTGGGAGCCAGATTGTGTCTTAATAGAGGCAAAAGCATCTGGAACACCTTTAACACATGAATTAAGGCGTATGGGAATACCTGTTACTGCCTATACACCAAGCAGAGGACAGGATAAAGTAGCAAGAATGAATAGTGTTGCACCTATATTTGAATCAGGAATGGTTTGGGCACCAGAGGACGATTTTGCAGACGAGGTAATTGAAGAAATGGCATCCTTTCCTTTTGGCGATTACGACGATTATTGCGACAGTGCTACAATGGCTTTAATGAGGTTTAGACAAGGCGGATTTATTTCATTATATGAAGATTACCAAGATGAGGTGAAATTATTAAAGAAGAACAGAACGGTATATTATTAAAAACTTTTGCAACTAGGTTTATATGGGATGGCATAGAATATATGGGTCCTTTGATACACGCTCCTAGTTTAGAGTATGCAAAATTAATCGCAGAGTATCATGGTCTTTTGCTAGATGGTGAATTAGAGGCTATCATAGGAGCTGAGGTTGGTTTTACTGAAAACCTAAACGATAAGGTAATACATTAATATGGCTATTGATAAATTAGGAACAGAGAACGATCCAGACATAAAAGTACAAGGATCAGCAGTCAACATAGTGCCTGACACCACTAGAGAAGAAGAAATACAAGCAGCAGCACAAATACTTGTAGATAATGAACAAGTTTTGTTAGACGACGAAATCACAGCTCCCATGCAACCACAAATGAGTTTTGATGGTAATTTGGTTGATTTCATAGATGAAAATACACTACAGAAAATATCTAATGATCTTTTAGATGCAATAGAATCAGATAAACAGTCAAGATCCGAATGGGAAAAAACTTACACCGACGGCTTAAAATATCTAGGAATGAAGTTTGATGAAATGCGATCACAACCATTTGAGGGTAGTTCTGGCGTGGTTCATCCAATCTTAGCCGAAGCTGTAACTCAATTTCAGGCACAGGCTTATAAAGAAATGTTACCCGCAAAAGGTCCAGTGAAAACAGAAATTGTTGGTGCTAGAACTATAGAAACAGAAAATCAAGCAGAGCGTGTTCAAGAATTTATGAACTATTACATAATGAATGAAATGGATGAATATGATCCAGAGCTAGATCAAATGCTGTTTTATTTACCCTTAGCTGGCTCTTGCTTTAAAAAAATATACTTTGACTTTGTGTTAAACAGAGCAGTAGCAAAATTTATTGCACCAGAGGATCTAATTGTTCCTTATGAAGCAGCAGATATAAGTTCAGCTGAAAGAATAACACACTCTATAAGCATGTCTGCTAATGAAATAAAAAAACAACAAGTTACTGGTTTTTACGCAAACGTTGATATTGGTTCTGGCTCTTACTCAGAGGATATGGACGACATTAGTGAAGCCATTGATGAAATACAAGGCATATCTCCATCTTACAAAGAAAACCGTAACAGAACAGTCTACGAAGTGCATACGGTACTAGATATAGAAGGTTTTGAGGATTTAGACCAACAAGGTATGCCAACAGGTTTAAAATTACCATACATAGTGACTATTGAGGAAGATTCACAGAAAATATTATCGATTCGTAGAAATTACAGAGAAAATGATTTATTAAAAAATAAAATTAATTATTTTGTTCAATATAAATTTTTACCAGGCTTAGGTTTTTATGGTTTAGGCTTATCACACATGATTGGTGGCCTATCAAAAGCATCCACGTCAATTTTAAGACAGTTAATTGATGCAGGCACTCTTGCTAATTTACCAGCTGGTTTTAAAGCCAGAGGCATGCGTATAAGAGACGAGGATGATCCTCTACAACCAGGTGAGTTTAGAGACATTGATACAACAGGCGGATCTTTACGAGAAAACTTAATCCCTCTTCCTATTAAAGAACCAAGCAATGTACTAATGCAGTTATTAGGCATTTTGGTTGATTCTGGTAAAAGATTCGCCGCTATAGCTGACATGAACGTTGGTGACATGAATCAAGCCATGCCTGTAGGAACAACTGTCGCTTTATTGGAGCGCGGTACTAAAGTTATGAGTGCTATTCATAAAAGATTACATTATGCACAAAGAATAGAGTTTGGACTGCTAGCTAAAGTATTCAGTGAATATTTACCTCCAGTCTATAATTATCAAGTCGGTAGCGGTCCAGGTGAAGTAAAACAAATGGATTTTGACGACAGAGTAGACATAATACCTGTTTCAGATCCTAATATTTTTTCACAAAGCCAAAGGGTTACATTAGCTCAAGAGCTATTACAAATGGTTCAGTCTAATCCTGAAATACACGGACCAATGGGTATATATGAAGCCTACAAAAGAATGTATGCCGCCTTGGGTGTAGACAATGTTGATTCTTTGTTACAACCTCCACCAGATATGACTCCAAAACCTGTAGATGCAGGACAAGAAAACGCTGGTTTGTTATTAGGACAACCCGCTCAAGCATTTCCAGAACAAAATCATCAAGCACACTTAGAAGCTCACAAGAGTTTGTTTCTTACCGATCTTGTAAAACAAAGTCCTCAAGTGCAGGCTTTAATAATAAGTCATTGTATGCAACATCTACAATTTTTAGCAGCACAAATGGCACAGGAACAAATGCCACCAGAAATGCAACAACAAATACAACAGATACAAGCACAAATGCAACAGGTGTCTCCTCAAGAGGCAGCAGCAATTCAACAACAAATACAAATGATAATGGAACAATTTAGCTCGCAAATTATGGCTCAACTTGCAAGCGAGTTTCTACAGTCTATTGGAATGGGTGGTAGCGAAGATCCGTTGGTTGATATTAGAAAACGTGAGTTAGATTTGAGAGACAAAGAATTAAATATGGAATCAGAGCAATTTGTTGCTAAACAAGACCAAAGAGCTCAGGAAAAAATGGTTGAGAGTCAAATACAACAAGAGCGAATCAATGTGCAAAAACAAATAGCAGATGATAAACTTGATGTAGCTGTAGATAGGCTAAGACAAAATGCTGATTTAAAATTACTTGAATTAGAAAATAAACTGAGAGGAATTAAATGACAACATCATACAAAAAAGAGGCTATAGCAAAACTACGAGCTGAAAAAAAATTAATGAGACAGCAAGAGGCTATTGAACAAAAAGCAAAACGCGTAGCAGAAGAAAAAGCTCATCAAGCTAACATGGCTAGAATTGAAAAAAAGATGGCCATAATTAATGGCGAAACAGTAGTAGAAGAAAAGCCAGTCAAAAAAAAGGTAAAAAAAACACCTGCAAAAAAAACTACAACAAAAAAACCAGCGGCAAAAAAAAGAGGTAAGCCAAAAAAATCTTAATCTATGGACGAAATACAACTCTTAGATAAGATTAAAAGAACTATATCTGAACGCGAAACACAGATACAAGAAACTTTAATGTCTGGTGGCTTAAAAGATATTGAACATTATAAATATTTGCAAGGAGAACTTTCTGCTTTATACTATATTGCAAACGCAATAAGTGATA